GTATAAGGGTGAATGAGACTTCTCTCTCAGATTGCTTCTCTGATTAGGTTCAGACTTCTCTCCTGAATTGCTTCTCTCTTTCCCCACAAAAAACATTTCACAAACACTGACAAAAATGCGTAAGATCGAACAACAAATGAACGCCGCTATCACTAACAACGTGAACTGGCAATCTGCAAACACTGCTGTTACTTACGACGAACAATCTGGTGAGTCTAAAGTCTATCTCCATGGCAATCATATTGCTACTGTGGGTGAAGACTTTGTTCAGATCTTTGATGGTGGTTGGCAATCAAATACCACTAAGTCTCGCCTCAATGCTATTCTCAAAGAGCACGGAATCAAAGGTGAGTGTGTATATCAAAAGAACTTCAAATGGTTCGTTGATAAGTTCATCGGACAGGCAGGAACTTCCCCCGTTTATAACACCTACGATTTTGTCGATGGTTTCATGTTTGCCTGATACATGATCAAGTCATTAACAAAAACAAGATCAGCAAATTACTATTCAAATCAAGTGAAAGTTCTCCTGTTAATTGTCATTGCTATTCTGTTCTGGAATAGTCAAGGTGCAAGACAATTTACCTCTGATAGATTGATGGATGCAGCTGCAATCATTAGTCCTCAGTAACACTTACTCATAGTCCTGGTGATGACTCTAAACTCACTGATTCCCTCTCTTACTTAACTCTTTCTCATGTCCAAAGAAGTGATCCTGAACGTCCTCAATACTTGCGAGAACGGTCATCAAATGCTTCAGTTTATTGATGGTCTCTTTGACTATCAGAATGAACAGATTGCACCTGATGCCTATACTCCAAGCGGCGAACCTGTCAACTTCTGATAACATCGAAAGGGGGTCAAAAAACCCCCTTTTTTATGTCATATAGATAAAGATTACCCTTTTTTAATATAATAAATGTGTTTTTAAATGTATATGCGTTAATTATATCGTTTTCCACAGTTTCCACAGAAGGTGTTAGTAATTGTGGAAAAGTGTGTGTTTGAGTGTGATTTTATGTGTCTATAAAGGTGCTTCTAAATGTTCCTGAGAGTAGTGATCTTGGCGTGCAGTCTATCACACTCGCGCAAAAATGTCAAGCACCCCCGTATAAGTTTTCCCAGGGATTGACAGTGCAAAAATATCAGTGATTCTTATAAATATCTGACAGGCGATTGACAATATCTCTCAGGCATTCTATACTGGTTAAGTATCACCAACGGAGCACGGATTCATGTCAGTTGTTTATCAGTCGGCACAGAAACAACGTTATAGAATCACCCTGGATATTGAGGTGATGGAAGACTTTGACCCGCATCAGATTAGCTGGGAAGATCTATTTGAGATGGAAGGATCTGAGAGGGTTATTGATAGTTACGTAGAGGACCTGAGTAAACCTGTCCGTTGGTAATGTGTGGCAGTTTCTGACAGTCACTCTCTGTCAGTTTGTATATCCAAGCAGTCTTATTGTGGGGGGTTGACATCAGTGACCCTTCCATGATATGATGGGAGAGAGTAACCGTGAGGACAGCGTTTTGTGGGCGTTTGTTTATATCGGCGGGCGGCGTGATATAAAACAATGGGTCCCCCTAACCTACAGAGGTGACAGATCGACCTTGATATATAATGCGAAGTTCGATTTCAAAAAGGAAAAAAAATTTCCCGGAGAAAAAATTTTATGGAAAAGGTTTATCACATATATGCAAAGCAAGAGTGTTTATATAACAATCTAAGCGAAGAGCAATTTAAAAATATATGGAACTCCCTCAAGGGGATAGTTGGTCTAATGCAGACTGATTATCAACTTGAGGATTTGTCATATGAGGAAGTGAATTGCGCCCGTGGAGGTGCTGGTGCGAATCCAAGTGAACCAGCAGGATCTGACTCATATTGACAGACTACATAATACTTGTTATAATTGAACTGAAATTAATTTCAACCTATGGCTAAAGGATTTACCGTAAAAGCAAATGCCCCCAAGAAGAAAGAAGCAGAGTGGGACATTGCTGCTATCAAAGAACGCATGAGAGGTAAGACGATTGTCTTCTGTCTTCCTGGACGTGGATGTTCGTATACATTTCTGAAGAACTTTGTTCAACTCTGCTTCGACATGGTACAGAGTGGTTTGAGTATTCAGATCAGTCAGGATTATTCTTCCATGGTTAACTTTGCACGTTGTAAGGTGCTTGGTGCCAATGTACTGCGTGGACCTAATCAAGTGCCTTGGGATGGTCGTCTGGAGTATGACTATCAGTTGTGGATTGATAATGACATCGTATTCAACACTGAGAAGTTCTGGCAACTGTGTGACATGGCTCTTCCTGCAGAGGGTGAAGAGAAGGAGATTGTTGCAGGATGGTATGCAACTGAGGATGGTCACACAACCTCTGTCGCACACTGGTTAGAGGAAGATGATTTCCGTAAGAATGGCGGAGTCATGAATCACGAGAATGTAGAATCCATTAGTAAGCGTCGTACACCTTTCACCGTGGATTATACAGGTTTCGGATGGGTACTCATTAAGAAGGGTGTCTTTGAAAATCTGGAATATCCTTGGTTTGCTCCTAAGATGCAGCAATTTGAGTCTGGCAATGTTCAGGACATGTGTGGTGAGGATGTCTCATTCTGTCTTGATGCTAAAGAATCAGGTTATGAAATCTGGTGCGATCCTCGGATTCGTGTTGGTCACGAAAAAACTCGCGTTATCTAATAAGGAGGTTTTATTATGGCAATGATGAAAGGCGGGACTTATACTCCCGGTAAGCCGAAGAAGACTCGGCAAGGGCGCTCGCAAAATACTCTGCTTTCCGCGACTTCTCGCAATAAAAAGAAAAAGCGTTATCGCGGGCAAGGTAAATAAGAGAAGTTACAACTAATTAATGTCTGCTCTTATTTGTAACCTCCCCTCGGAAGAGGTCTGGGTACGTAAAGAATATCTCACAGATCATCAAAGTGGTCACGGAGAATTTGTTAAAGGCGTCTGGGTGTCGGCAAAGTCGATACCTGGGCGTGCTTTTTATTTTGAGACGTATTTACCAGAATATGCTGCAATGTATGATAAACTACCTATTAGCGCGTTTCTCTCGTCTCCGACGCTTCCAGACCCCGATATGGACCTTCCTAACCTACAGTTCTGGAACTGTATGGATTATGGTGTAGTCTCAATTCATAAGCAATTTATTGGTTCAATGGACTATGAATTGTATACAAGAGACTTTGGTACGCAGAAAGGTACATATATTTGTACTATTGACAATTATCATCAAGATCCTGATGTGATTGATTATGCAACAAGTGAAAATCCAGCTGAACATAAGTCACATAACCTCATTGCACTGAATAATGGACAGTATGCACTCTATCCAAACAATAGAATGCGTATTTTTGATAATAGTTTGACACCTATTGAACCAAAGATGCCCGATTTTAAGGTTTCCACTCAGTATTATCAGGTCGAAAATGGTTTCGAACGTCTTGGAATGGGTCGTGAGGACGAATATTTCTGGAAAACTGCAAAGGAACGCAAAAATGATGACCTGAACGACCATAAATGTTCAAATTGTGGACAAAATCCTTGTGATCCACGCTGTATTAATGCCGAATAGAGGTAAAATGAACCCAAATAACGATTTTTTAGACAACTTAGCTAACGATCAGCATCAAAAAATGCTTCGTGAAATTGCAAATGATGGATTAACTCCCAAGAAAACGAATAAAAGACAAGATTCTGAAATTTTTCAAGAATATTTGGATTCAATGTACTCAGACATCTCAAATGATGCCAATGATCCGATTATTCTCAATGAATTTTGATAAGAATTTGTGATAAATAAGATATAATTGCCGTATTATTGTGCCTTTAGAGAGGGTAAGTCAAGGTTTTAAGGACGTAAGCATGTCATTCAAGGTCAATCCGTTGACCAATGACTTAATTGGTCTCAAAAATGAGAATGCTATTGCTCGTTCTATAAAAAATATCGTATTTACCCTTCCTGGAGAGAAATTTTATAATGAAAGATTTGGATCCAAAATTTCAAAATTATTATTTGACAATATTGATGATTTAACAGCATCAAATATCAGAGATGAAATTCAAAGATCAATTGAAAATAATGAACCAAGAGTACGATTGAGATCTGTTAGTAC